ACCAATACGAGACTTCAATAATGTTAATGTTGCCAAGTTATTTTCTTTTTGTTCAAGTGTTTTACCAATCGATAAGATAATGTGAGCAATTTGTGCCTTCTTAATTGAACCGCCCATTTGGTCACCAGTTACAACTTCAGAAGAAATTGATTCACGATTACCTTGAGTTGCAGTCCATATCGCAATATCAAATTCAGATGTCATGGCTTCCAAACTTCTCATAATTGACCCTTCTCCTTTCCATTCTTCACCATTTACACTTCTTTCAGGTGAAATACAATCAACGTAATCAATTACCACTAAATCGGGTTTAAAACCCTCTGAAATCATTTTTCTAATTTTAGATTTTATTTCAGAAATAGTTACGTTATCACTTGGAAGCTTAGATAATTTCAAAGAACCATGTGATCTTTCTTGTTGTTCTCTAACCAATTTCAAAACTTCATCTTTAAATTCTGGTTGTTCGTCTGGTGCAACTCCTGACCAAATAGTATAATGTTTCCTTTTAATTTGACCCTCGTTATCCTCAAAAAATATTTGAAGTACGTTGAATCCATCATTATATGCGGTATTGCAGAATTTGGTTAATAAGGTTGTTTTTCCTGTACCAGTTGGTGCTAAAACAACACCTAACTCACCTCTACCGAGTCCACCCTTAAGAACATTGTCTAAACCAACAATACCCGTTCTAATTGGAAGTCTATAGTCCTTTTCTAATGCATCGTCAATATTGTGAAATACATCGACAACACTATCGTTTATTACACCAACTTGCAGTGCCTTTTGGATTTTCTCTTCAATTTTATTGTATGACTCGAATTCACCATTATCAATAATTGATTGAATGGTTTTTAACTCCTTTTTCAAGTTTTGTTGTCTACAAAAATTTAATGATTTGTCTTTTACAAATTCATCATTTTTCTCCAAATTTTTAATTGCCTCTAATGTATCAATGTGTGGTCTATTAGAGTCCTTATTACCACCTTCAGACATTATTTTTTGGGCTACGGTCTCGTAGTTTGGAACTTTGTTATAAAGTTTATGAAGTTCTTTAATGTTCTCCATAATAAACTTAAAGGAGTTGTTATCAAAGTATTTACTCTCTAAAACCTCAACGATAACATCTCCAAACTTTTTATCTTCTATAATTGCTTTTATCAGTTGTTGTTGAAATGTGTGACCTAAGTACCCAAAATTTTTCTCTTCAGACATGTTTATAATTTTTTTTAAAGTTGGTAATTCAAATATTTTGTTTCTAAGTTTTTCGAAGACAATATGTCAGTCAAATCTGACAAAATCTTCTTAAGTTTCGGACGAATATCTACCGTGTATCTAACTTTTGGATGGTAGTAATATGCGGGGAATATTCTTGAAATAAATACATCCTCATTCAACTTAATTTCAATTAAAAATTCCTCTTTTTTATTCTCTTCATCATCTTCCACACTCTCCAAATTGAGGAAATAATTTTGATTTTCACATAGATAATCAGAAGTTTTTATTTTCAAATCCTCACTAATTTCTTCTGAAATTTCTTTTACATAATAATGAAGATCCATAGACCTCCTTGCTTGAGGATTATGATTTTTTACATTAAAAAATCTTTGGCATACAATGTTACCATCCAATGTTAACAAAAATTCAAATTTTGTGATTTCTTGTTGATTAGTCATAGTTTTTAATTTTAATTAATTTTTTATTTTTTTCTTTTCTTGTTAATCTTAGGAATGGGTTTAAGAAATTTGTCCATCTATCATCTGATTTAGGTAATAAATTAAAAATTCCGTCTTCTGTCATCATTTTCATCATGTTTTTATATGATCTACCTTCAGGGTCTAAGACATCATTTATTAATGAATCTATTGTATCTCTGGCATCATCAGTCAAAAGGGGGTCTTCTAAACTTACTATCTTTTTATTTATGTGAAAAAATTCCTCACCAAATACCCCGTGTTTTGTTACTCCTGTAAGAATATTTTTATATAACCAATTATTTTTATCTTCTTCAAGTAATAAGTTGGTTCTCTCCAATATCTCTTCCAAACTAACTGCTCTGTTTTTTATCTCAGGATATAAGGTTAATAATCTTTTTAACCCCATACTTTTTATACCCGATATGTTATCAGACGGGTCCCCACATAACATCTTAACCAATTTGACATTACTGATATGAATATCTTCATGACTATAAGTTATAATGTCATCAGTTTTGTATAACTTTCCGTGAGATGGATTGTAGATAGATGTTTTTTCAGAAACTAATTGAGTTAAATCACCATCAGATGAATAAATGATTTTTGTCTCGGTAGGTGAGTTTTGAACATAATATGCCACACAATCATCAGTCTCACAATACTCAAATTCACCTTGTCTTACATAAAGTTCTTCTAAGTATTGTTTTATTCTATTTCTCTGATAATTGTAGTTATCAAGTTCTTCTTCTGAACGAATTCTATTTCTTCGATTTTCTTTGTAGAGATGATAGATTTGTCGTCTTTGGTGTGAACCATTTTCCCCATCCCAAAAGACGACAATTTTATCTAAATGATATGTCTCAAACGATCTTCTAAGAGTATTGATAAAATGATAGATTCCTCCAATATGTTTTCCCTTATAGAAGTGATTTTTAAGACCATAGAAACCAATCGTGAGTAAATTGTCACCATCAACTAATAAAACGGACATTAATGTTTATTAATAATTATTCATCCTCAGTTACAACTTCAATATCTTCCGCGTCTGTAACGTTAACGCCTAACATTTTACTAATATAATCTCCGTGATTTGATTTGTAAAGTTCAATACTTTTCTTTTCTTCAACATCATCTCTACCTTTCATAAAGTCATGTGCTGTCACAAGAATTCTACCATCTTCATAACCTAAACCATTTACATGGTTTTTCATAATAGAAATTTTTGTTCTTGTTGCAATCTTAACTTTTCTCTTGTCTTTTGTAATAGAGATTTTAGTTGTACCTGCACCTTTTTGATTACCAAATAAAAATACCAAAGTTGAATTTAACCAAATTGCTTCTCCACCTTTTGCTTTGATTTTTGGTTGACCGAATGGATTATCAGGAAGTTCTACCCAAGGTTGGTTTACAATAATTAAGGTATTTGTGTATTGTTTGTCTGAACGACGAGAACCTGAAATTCTTTGGTTCAAACCCATACCAATTTTATCCGCTAAAACAGATGCATTGTGTTGTTTCCCACCTTTACCATCATAAGTCATCTTACATGGTACTGAACCTACAGAATCCCATAAGAAGAGAATATCGTGTGGAATTTCACCCTTTTCTTGTGCATCCAACACTTCATTAATAAAATCTGTGATTTGTTCGATATACTCGAAATCACTATTAAAAAGATAGAAATCATCTTCTTTATTGAAATCCATCAACTCGGCGTGGTCCCAACTCCATTTTTGTTCAGTAATGATGAACACAGGTAATATTCCTTTCTTTTGAGCATCCACCGCAGCCTTTAAAAGTGCAGTGGTTTTACCCGTATCACTATGACCTAAGAACATATTTAAATGTCCAATAGCCGGACCAGGAATGCCTGTTGCATCTAAAAATGCGTCACCCAAATCAAAGAACCTATCAGCCTTGTATTCAGCCTCTTTAGAGAACTTTTTCTTTATTGAACTAAAATCGTTTTTTTTGATTGCCATAATAAATAAATTTAAAAATGGGGCCTTTGACGTTATCGCCGAACCCCTATTGTTTTACCAATTAAAATGGTAGATCTCCATCAACATCTTCACCCTCTTGTGGGTCAACCATTGGTGTTGATTTTTTTGGTGCTGCAATTGTTTCTTCTGATGAGGAATCCAATTGAGATGCAGAAATCCACTTGTTACTTTCTGTACTCCATTTTGGAGTTTCTCCGTTAGCAACCAATTCTAAATAATCTTCACCCTTTTTAGAATAAACATCTGACCAAACTAATTGATCATTAATCCATTCATTTGATTTATCTGAATTATCATGTAATGGATTTGGGTCTTCCGGAATTACAGAATTAATTGAAGTGTACTCTTTACCTGTACCCGCTTTAGTTAATCCCAAAGAAAGAATCAAATCACGACCTTTATTAATGTCGGTAATGTCTCCTTTGTTTTTAAAAATTGGGAAGATTTTATCCAAAACACCATCACCTTTTGCGTTGTGTTTGAATCTCCAAAACTTAACACCATCTTCTTCGTGGTCTCTGTCGATTACTTTAACAATGTAGAATTTACGAGAACGGTATTGTCTAGCCAATTCTCTGTCCGATTCTACACCTGTTTCCATAAGTCCTTGATAAACCTCGTTCAATGGTGATCTTTTACCCTCTTGCTTTGGGTCATAAAGTTTCAACCATTTTCCATCTACCTGAACTTCGTGAAAGTACACCTCAACAAAAGGTGAACCACCGTCTTTAGTAGGGAGGATTCTGATTCTTCTTTCTTCTCCACGAGAACCTTTAGGAAGGACTGTAGTGAAGTACTTTTTCATTCTGTCTTCTTGTGAGACTTTGTTTGCATTGCCACTTGTGGCTTGTTTACTTTTTTCGTACTGTGCTAGTACTGCATCAAATGTTGACATAATAGTTAAAATTTAAATTAATAATATCATTGTCTTAAAAAGATAAATAAAAAAACCCGAATTACAAAATCCGGGTTAATCTTTTTTTAAAATTATTTTTGAGGGGTTATTCCAATGTTAAAAGATACGATAATTTATTGACTTCTCCAATCATTTCATCTCTTATATTCAATAAATCCGTGTCTTTTTCATCTAATTCAATTTGTACTAAAGCTTCTCTAACGGTGTTAATTAAACCTTTCATATCCATTTCAGAAAGATTATTCATTTGAATTGTTTTGGTTTCCTCATCAAGTATAAATCTTCCGTATTTACCCATCGCACTTTCAACAAACGTATCGATTAATCCATCCATAACGTCGTAAAATTCTCCAAATGCTTTATGTCTAGCAAACCCTTTAGTTTGCCAGTGATTAATTTTCATTTGGGTTTGTAGTCCTAAAAAGAAATTAACATTAGAACTTAAATTCATCTTCTTGTTGCTCAGGGTTAAATGATTGTCTTATTGTGTCTTTTGAATAATCGTCAACATCTTGTTTTGTTAAAACATATTCGTTCTTACCACTTTGTCTCA